CCTAAATAAAAAATAAAACAAAAAACAAATAAAAATGGGAGCATTATTAGAATCAGGTCTTGTTGGTAACATCGGGTTAAAACACCTTAAAGTTATCAAAGAAGATACAATTAACAAATGGGATAGATTAGGATTCCTTGAAGGTCTTAAAGGCCACCTAAAAGAAAACGTAGCTCAGTTATATGAAAACCAAGCTTCTCACTTAATTAACGAAGCAACTTCTGAAGGTTCTAACGGAGCATTCGAAACAGTTGTTTTCCCTATCGTTAGAAGAGTTTTCTCTAAATTATTAGCTAACGATATCGTATCAGTACAAGCAATGAACTTACCAATCGGTAAATTATTCTTCTTTATACCTAAAATTCAAGGGTATTCAAGTGGTTATGATAACGGAGCATCAGGTGTTCATTATCCACCAGTTGGTTCTCCAGAAGCAGTTAACTTAGGTCAAAACAGTCCAGGACAAGGTTATGGTGACTCGTCTGCGACAAACTTTCCTTACGCAAAAAATCTTTACGATTTATTCTACGAAGGTGCAGAACCAGGATTAGATCCAGGTGGTTTATTTGACTATTCAAAAGGTCGTTGGTCAGCTGTTACAGCTCCAGCTACAGTTGTTGTTTGGACTGGTAGTTCTTTAGTTGATGCAACAGGAACATTAGTTAATGCTTATGTTGGTAACACAAGAAAAGTTCTTATTAAACTTTGTGGGTGGAATAACATCCCTGGTGCTGGAAAATTAGTCGGACCAGACGGAAACGAAATCGATACAGAATCTTTCCTTTCTGATCTTAAAATTATTCCAAATACTGGTTTAGGGTTTTCATCTGGTAACACATGTCCACTTCCTACTGCGTCTCAACCACTTTTATTTAGAGTTGTTACTCAAAAATATGGTAAAGGAATTGTTCAGTATGGTGAAACAACACAAACTACTTTCCCAATTGATGGAAATGGTGGTTCATTCTATGACATCTGTAACGCAAATGGATGTATTATTCTTGAAGTTGATCTTTCTTGTCCCGCTTGTGCATCTTGTGGTGATGATTCATTAGACGGATACACAGGTTCTTCTATTTCTGCAATTACTTCTGGTACATCATTTACTGCTGTATGGAGAAGATATGAAGAACTAGAATTTGAAGAAAAAATCGGTGAAGTTTCTTTTGACCTTGAGTCTGTAACAGTTTCTGTAACTGAAAGAAAATTAAGAGCACAATGGTCTCCAGAGCTTGCTCAAGACGTTGCTGCATTCCATAACATTGATGCTGAAGCTGAACTTACAGCATTACTTTCTGAGCAAGTTGCTGCTGAAATCGATAGAGAAATCTTGAGAGATTTGAGAAAAGGTGCTGCTTGGAACCTAAGATGGGATTACAACGGATGGAGAAGATTGTCTTTAACAACTTCTTACACTCAAAAAGATTGGAACCAAACTTTGATTACTGCAATTAACCAATTGTCTGCACAAATTCACAAATCAACTTTGAGAGGTGGTGCTAACTGGATTGTTGTTTCTTCTGAAGTTTCTGCAATCTTTGATGACTTAGAATACTTCCACGTATCTAACGCGTCTCCTGAGCAAGACCAATACAATATGGGTATTGAAAGAGTTGGTACTTTAGCTGGTCGTTACCAAGTGTATAGAGACCCTTACTTCCCACCAAACACAATTTTGTTGGGCCACAAAGGAACGTCTTTATTAGACACAGGTTACATCTACGCACCGTATGTACCTCTACAATTAACACCTACAATGTATAATCCGTTCAACTTTACGCCTATCAAAGGTATTATGACCAGATATGCGAAAAAAATGGTCAACAACCGCTTCTATGCCCGTGTTACCGTTGATGGTGTTCGTACATTTGATTTAAGAGAATTGAGATAATCAAAATCTTAAAAATATAAGGAAAAGGTCAGAGAAATCTGACCTTTTTTATTTTATTTAAAATGAATAATAGATTTTTTGTTATAGTTTATTATATTTATAAATATGAAAAAGTATATCCCAACACAAGAAACCATTGATATAATACTTAAAATGTATAATGACGAATTATTAGGTTCAAAATCAATTTCACAAGAATTAAATATAAACCAACAAATTATTTTAAGAATTTTAAAAGAAAATGGTGTTCAGGTTGGTCCGTCTGGAAGAAGATTTATTGGTGGAAAAAAAGTTGCCGATAAAAAATACCGTGAAAAAAATAAAGAAAGATTATATAATAATCACAAAGAATGGTATGAAGAAAACAAAGACAAATGGAACGAATATATAAAAGAATATCGTGAAAAAAATAAAGACAAAATTCGTGAAATAAAAAGAAACTACGAAAGAACTCGTAAAGCAAATGACCCCATCTATAAACTAATCAATAATTTCAGAACCGCAATATATCAAGTATTAAAAGAAAACCAAATTCAAAAAAACGGTCACTACTTTGAGACACTAAAATATTCACCAGAAAACCTAATAGAACATTTAGAGAGTAAATTTAAAGATAATATGACTTGGGATAATTATGGTAAGTGGCACGTAGATCACATAAAACCAATATCGTCATTTCAGATAACAGAAATTGGTGATGATGAATTTATGACTTGTTGGTCCTTAAAAAACCTACAACCATTATGGAGTGACGAAAACATAAGAAAATCAAACAAATTATAATTTAATTTCGGTAAATGTTCATCTAAGTGATTTTTTACTTTGCAATTAAGTTTTTTCAAAGTATTTATTAAGAAAAAATTATTTATGAAAAGTATATTATTAATATTAGGACTATTAGTTAGTTTATTTAATTTTAGTCAAACATCACTACTATCACCAACTGGAGCTGGTGGTTTTGAATTAGGAACAACTCTTACCGCAAATGGTTGGACCTCAGTACAGGGATTATTAACCGCCAGAATATGGCAGTGTGGTATTGGTCAAGCAGGATATACAGGAGCTCGTGCAGCATTTATCGGAAATTCCTCAGCAAATGTTGGTGCAACAACTGCGGCTAGAACAGTACATATTTATCGTTCAATTACAATTCCAGCAGGTGCTACTAACATTTCTTTAACATTTAAATATAAACAAGCAGTCGTTGATAACACATATGATTATTTAAGAGTTACTTTGTTGTCTACAATACCAGTAAATGGTACTTTACCAACTACTGATATCATAACAACAATTGACCCAACGGTAGGGATTACTACATACACAACACAAAATGTTACTATTCCTAACTCATATGCCGGTACGACTAGAAATTTAGTCTTTACTTGGCGTTCTGACAATGCAACACCACACGCGTATGGAGGTCTTGATGATATAGGAATAACATACACTCCTGGTTCAAATTGTAGTGGGACCCCAAACACAGGAACTGTATCAACATCAGTTAATAACACTTGTTCTTCAACTGCTACAACATTAACAGGAAACGGATTAACATCAGCAACAGGGATTTCTTACCAATGGCAATCTTCTTCAGATAATTCTATATGGACAGATATTTCTGGTCAAGTTTCAACAACTTATTTAACAACATTACCTCTAGGTTCATTGTATTATAGAATAAGAACAACCTGTACAAGTAGTGGTATTTCTAGTAATTCATCTTCAATACAATTAACGGGAACAAGTTGCGTTACAATTCCAGGTAACTCAACAACGTTAACAAACACAGGGTGTTCGGGAACTTTATATGACCCAGGAAACACAGGTAATTATGGTAATAATCAAACGGGGACAGTAACTCTATATCCATCTAACCCAACAGATAAAGTAAGATTAACATTTACCAGTTTCTCAACAGAATCAGGTTATGATGGTTTAGTAATATACAATGGAAATAACTCAAGTGCTTCAATAATTTCTTCGGGTTTAGCGGCTGGTTCAAATACTACTAATTGTCCTGCGGGTTCATACTATGGATTAAATTCACCAGGTACCATTACATCAACAGCAACAGATGGTTCTTTAACTCTTGTATTTCGTTCTGATGTTTCATCGGTTAGTACTGGTTTTGAGGCAGGAATTTCGTGTGTTGTTTTGCCAGCTCCTGGTTGTGCAAGTTTACCAACCTCACCTTCAGACCTTGCCACCAATATACCGTTGACCCCAACATTAACTTGGCCAACAGTAGAATTTGCTCAAAATTATGATGTTTATTTTGGTACAACATTACCATTAACACCAAATATCAACACAACATCAACATCATATGTACCTGGTACTTTATTACCAACTACAACATATTTTTGGAAAATAGTACCTAAAAATTCTGTAGGGGAAGCTACAGGGTGTTCAACTTGGTCATTTACAACACTAACACCACCAGTAAATGATGACCCGTCTGGTGCAATAACTTTAACAATTGGGACAACAATTTCATATTCGACAGGTACAAATCTATATTCATCAAATACAACAACAGAGTCAACACCAAGTTGTGCATCATATGTGGGAGAAGATGTTTGGTTTAAAGTTATAGTTCCACAATATATTAATTCTTTAGATTTTGACACACAAACTGGTAATATAACAGACGGTGGTATGTCAATATATAGAGGAACAATTGGCTCGTTGATTGAAATTGAGTGTAACGATGACGATAGTCCAAATGGTCTAATGTCCTTTATTTCAAGAACAGATTTTATAGAATACGAAACAATATACATACGTGTTTGGGAATATGGCGGAGGTACGATAGGTACATTTGGTATTTCAGTTACGTCACCACAACCGTTACCAGTGGAAATGTTATATTTTGAAGGTATTGGATATGAAAAAACAAATCTTTTAAAATGGGCAACATCAAGTGAATATAACTCAAATTACTTTTTAATACAAAGAAGTATTGATGGTTATGAATGGAGAAGTGTTGGTCAAAAAGAATCTGCAGGTAATTCAAACGGAATAATTGAATATTCATATGTTGATCAATTTAAAAACAACTTGGCGGTGTACTACAGATTACAACAATATGATTTTGATGGTCAATACAAGACTTACGGACCTATAGTTATAACAAACTATCAGACAGATAAAAAGATTGTAAAATACGTTAATTTATTAGGTCAAGAGGTTGGTTCAGATTCAAAAGGCGTTATTATTGAAATATATGATGATGGCACAATGAGAAAAATTATACGATGATAAGGAGTTTTGATTTTATTAGAAGGTTGTTTGTTATAGTGCTTGCTATACTACAACCTTTTATTATTTATTTTTACTGTGGGGAGCTAGACTCAATATCCCAGGCTTGGGAAACCAATTTACAGTTTTTATTTATTTTAACAAACGCCCTTGTTAGTTATTTTTTTTTGAGTTAGATGATTGGAAAATACCGGCAATGTTTTTATTGTTATTAACTGCCTTTTCAGTACCTGACCATTTTTGGTTACATAATATTTTTGCAATACTTTTTTTTGTTACTTGTTTGGTTCCGTTATATATCGCAAAAAGATTTAAATATTATCTATATATCTATTTAATATCTGTTTTATTTTGGGTTTTTAATAGTTTCTTTTGGATGGAGACTTGGGGAATATTAACATTATGTTCGTATCACCTACATTTAATGTTATATAAAGTACACTTACTGTCTAGACACAGTTCTAATAGCCTTTGAGATAACTTCCATTTCACCTATGGTAAAAGCACCCCTTTTATGTGCCGCCTTTACTGACTCAATTAAATAATAAATTGAGTGCTCACTATCCATTGTTGATAAAATAATATCTAAATGTTCTTCAGATATTAAATCTATAGTTCCAAATAGATTTCCAAATAGTTTATTTTCATTTTCCATTGATTATGATATTTATATAAATAATGGTAATTGAAGATTTAATAAAGAAAATACTAAAAGAAGCAACAACTGATGGTGGTGGTAGGGGTTCGTATTTAGCTCCTTTAAGACCAGGTTTAAGAAAATTTGAGAAAACTCAATTAGACCCATTCAATATTAATGTGTCTAATTATGATAGCCCATTTTTAGCCTATGATAGTTATGATGGTAAAATGAATACACCAAAAAAACAAATAAAGAAAATTGAGACTAAAGCTGTAAAATTTTCTGAATACGCTAAAAAACATCCAGTAAGAAATGATGATGACGGTGATAATATAAATCCATTCCCAAGTAAAATTGGTGAGTGGATTGAAGTAACCGATAACACACTAACTGAAAATCTTGCTGTTTGGTTCGGTGAAAAAAAGAAACCAAAGGGTTCTTCACAACCAAAAGGTCCTTGGGTTGACATATGTAGAAAAGTTAACGGAAAACACCCACCTTGTGGTAGGTCAGATGCAAGTGAAGGCTCTTATCCAAAATGTAGAGCTGCTGGTGTTGCCGGAAAAATGTCAGACTCCGAAAAAAGAAATGCTTGTCAACAAAAAAGAAAAGCCGAAAAAAATGACCCGCAATCTGGTAAAGGACAAAAACCAGTTATGGTATCACATAAGAAAAAAACAAATGAAAATATGAAACAAAAAATTATTATACTTACAGAAAACGATATAACAAGAATCGTTAAAAGGATTTTGAATGAAGAAAAAACGGAACCAACAATATCACCTGATCAAGATATAACTTTGACTTGCCAGGATTTTAAGTTTTATATGGAAGGCGAAACAAAAAAAATAAAATTATATTCAAAATATAACATTGATGGTAAACTTTCTACAGATTCTAAGGTATTAGAAGGAGGAAGTTTTACTGATACGGGTCATTTACCTGGAGAGGCGTGGGGCTCAGGATTTGTTTCTGAAACTGGTAGTGAATACGGTTTAAGTTTTTATGTTGATGAGAATAGTACTACATCACCAATAAATTCAGTTTATGAACCGACAAACAGCAAATCACAAAGGTTTGATTTAGTTCCTATGTCAAAAGAATTTAAAGATATATTGGATATATCAACACCAGGAGACCACATGATTTTTCACATGGAAGGAGGTAGAAAACAAGGATATTGCGTGGTATCAAGCAATCCCCCAAGTGAAGAGTTTAAAAATGAATTAGTTTCCAATTGGGGGTTGAATAATGATTTATTTTAATTCTTATTAAAGATTAATGAATCGGCTTTTTGTTTTGTAATAAAAGCGTTTTTAAAAAACTCTTTTTGTTCATCAGTAAAATCATCCCAAGAGTTTATAACTGCAATCTCAAAATCCGACATCTTTGTATTATCATAGTCCTTACCACTTGGAAATGAACTAGTTGTGTGTTGACTATAAGACATAGGTTTAACTTGTGTATACACTTTTGGTTTATAAACAGAACAAGATGTTATAAAACTTGAAATAAGTAAAACTAAAACTAAATTTTTCATATTATATGAATTATTTATTAAAACTATTTGAAATTCTATCTAACACATTATGTAACGAATTTTTGATCTGGGAGTTGATTGTTTCTTCGTATTTTAATCTCCTTTTTTCTGTTTCTAAATCATAGATATATGTAACTCTTTCCCAATCTCTACCAGTTAATTTAACACTATAGTGATAAATGTGATTTGTTAAATCTATTCGACCATAATCCATTGTTATAAAAAGGTCCATTTCTTTATTTTCAATATACCTTTTATTGGACATTGGTGCAATCATAAATTTGGTTGATGGGTGTTTTATCATTTGTAAACAAATTTGAAAGCAAGTTTTTTCATATGACGATACTTCTTCTTCATACGTTTTAAACATCTTACTTCTTTTACTCAATAAATAAAATCTGAGTTTTAATCTTCTAAAAAATCTAATTATTCTTTTTGTCATATCTTTAATTTAATAGTACAAAGATATAAAAAAAATATTGTATTACAAAATTATTTTAACAATATTGTTTTATATTCACATTTCCAACCCTTATAATGTTGTAAATCACCTTTACCAACTCTATGTAAAGCGCTATCATTTAAACCATATTCTAAACAAAACTTTCTCAAAGAAGTCAAATTAAATTCAACACTATCTGGTGATGTTAATTTATAAACTCTTTTTTCAATTGTTTCATTTTTACTTCTGTTTAAAACTATTAAGCCTTTTTGTGTGTTTCTTTTTATTTTTTTGTCCACCTGCCACCTTTGGAGTTGTACCTCTTAACGGCAGCACCATTACAATATGCACTCGGACAAACGTCGTATCTTGCTCTAGCCCAAGATAAAGATTGCTGCCATAATTTTTTATTAGTTGCAACATTCTTTTTTTTCTTGCCTTCTGACATTACCATATCCTTATCGTCAATATTCATAGACATTTCCATACCATCTTTTTTTGATTCATTCATAATAAAATCAAATACTTGGTCCATATTGTTTTTTGCTTCAGCTATGTGGTCTTGAGCCCAATCGTGACCATTTTCTAAAATAGATTCTACCATTTGTTGGTCTAAATCTAATAATAAATCACATTGTCTTCTCATCTGTTGAAGATTTGAAAAAAACATATACCTTGATGACCCATGTTCTTCTTCTCTTAAAACTTTTCTAATTATTCTGTCTAAATTTTTCATATTTTTAACCATTTAATCCATTTATTCCACCTAATGTAACCATATTTAATTGAGTTACTTCAGTTCCATAACCATCAGTCCAAACTGGATGCGGTGGCGTTACCGCCGTTGATCCAGT